TGCAGTAATATCTAAATAAGCACCATAAGCCATTTTAGACAAGTTAGGTTCAAATCCATATTCTACATCTCCTATACGAATAATTCGTTGAAGTTCATATCCTTCACTCTTACCGAGAAAGCCCGATAAATCTTCTCTAATGGATTGTAGAGTGGTTGTATCTAATGAACTAATAACATCAGGATGAATACCACAAAGATGATACAGTAAAGTAGGTTCTTGTGCTTCAGGCGTATCTTCATAGTTCTTTAAGTCTTGTTGTAATCTTAGGTATTGTGTAAATGATACCGCTGACCAATCGTTTGGTACTGTTATTTCAATTTGTTTCTTCATAAGTTATTTCTTCTATATCCTCAATGTTTTTAATTTGTGATACTAAATCTGATATGTGTATGTTTTGATGTCCTATCATTGATTTTAATTTTAAGATATCACCACGAGCTTTTATTAGTTTTGCATTGACTAACTTAGTTTGTGCTTGTTCATTCTCTATATCATGACGCAATTTGGTTACATAACGAGATAACGAAAGTATATCTGTATATAATTCCATCTTTGTCTTGTCTGCAAACTCTTTAGGGATTATCTCTGCCATATCTCGTTTCCTTTATGTTCTAAGTTATTTTCTTTTACAAACTCATCAAATGCTTGTCTTACTTCCTTATAGTTCAAATCATCAACTACAATTCTACTACTCCAATTCTTTAGTAGTGGTAAAGATAATTCCATATCTTTCTTTGCACCTTCATAAGAATGGTCACCATTTATATAAATTCTATCAAACTTTTGTGTAAGGGTTGGTAATACTTCTTTGGGATTGATTGTGATGATTTCAATTCTATTCCCATAAGGTTTTAATCTTTCTAATACAGATTCATCGACCTCATTCAACATATCTACACCAACATATCGAATGCGTTCATCTACCATTAACATTTCTGCGTGTTCACCTTGTGCAACACCAATGTCTAAATAATCTAACATTTTAATTTACTTTTTAATTCAATAGTACAAATATACGAAAAATTATTTAAAACTCAAAGTATATTTACCTTTATTTTGTTGCTTAATTGATAATCTTGACATAGCAACATATCTCATTGCATCTATCAAGTGGTCTAAACCTCCTTGTGGTTTATCAAGTTGTATTCCATATTTGTCTACTGCCCACTCGTAAGAATATAACTCGTTGATTAAGTTCTGTGATGAACGAGGAACACATATACCATAGTTCTGTAATACACCAATACCGAACCTTATACTATCAGGTCCTTTCTTTACTGGTTTGATATTAAATCCTGCTCTATATATTTCTTCTATCAATCTTGGTTCTGCAGAATCTGCCCATATTTCTGTTTTACCAACACTTAGTTCATCAAGTTTATCTATGATATCTTTAGTTACCATACCTTTTTCGTATAGTAGTTCTCTTACATACAACATATCTCCTTTCTTGTGAACTGCACATAAAGCAGTTGGGTCATTTGAGAATCCAAAGTCAAGACCCAATGCTACCAACTCTTCTATTGGGTTCTCATCTACTATTTGGAACGAGAAGATTGCTCTTTCGTTTGGTGCAAACTCACCTTTACCATAGATTGTCCAATACTTGGGGTTTTTGTGTTCTAAATCCTCAATGGCTTTTACCATTTCTTTTGGAAGATAAGGATTGTCTTTGTAAGTAGTTACAAACCTTTCACACTCTTCCATTTCTCTTAACCAATGGTAAGGTGATATAGTTGGGTTATAAGCTAATACAATAGAACCTTGACAACGTATAGATAATTGAAAGTAACTTTCTTCATCTATCTCTGAAGCTTCGTCTATGAATAGAACATCTGATTTAACCCCTCTAAGCTTCTCAGGGTCATCTGTATTAATGAAAGATAAGGTAGAACCATTCCCAAACGTAAAAATCCTATCAGAGATGTTGTATCGTTCTGTTTCCCATATTTCAAGGTTAGTAAGGATATCCTTAAAATCTTTAATTACCGAACGTTTAAGTGAGGGAACAGTTCTTCTTACAACTGTTATGTCTAATCTTTCTTGTAGTGCTCTTACAATTAACCATTGAAGTATAGCATAAGTCTTACCACTACGAGTACCACCAATGTGTTGTGTTACTCTGTTCTTTGCGTTTAATAGATTATCAAACGTTATAGTTGTATCAATCGTTATGTTCTTCACTACCGCTTCTGTTTATATTAACTGTAATTTGTTGGATACGTTGGTCTATCTCTGCTCTCATCTCTACCGATTTTTGTTTAGGTACAATGTACTCTAACAATCTCATATAAAGTTTTGCTGCTTCTACTGGATTTTCTTGTCTTATCTTTTCTAAATCTTCTGATATATTGTTTAGACCTTGATTTGCCACACGAGCAATAGTTAGTTTAGCCTGTTCGGTACTTCTATTCAAAGCACCTTTAGGTCTACCTAATTTATTACCTTTCCAATTTTCACCTTTATGAAATCCCATAGTTATCCATAGTATTTAACTATATAACAAATATATATGAATATATTAGTGATGTAGACCTTCTTTACGTTTTGCTTCTAACTCCCAACCCCTCTCTCTATTGGCTTGGTTTCTTAACATACGTTTCTTTACTGAGGGTTTTAGATATCTTCTCCTATCCTTTAATTCTTTAAGGTGTTCTGATTCGTTTACCAACCTTTTGAATTGTTTAAGTGCTCTACCTATGTTACCACCCTTTACTTTTATTGTTACCTTTGATTTGTTGTTCATTTGTATATATGTATATATTAATAGTAATTAAAGTTTGATTTTCTTCCTCCTTGCATACTGGCTCTTGAGTTTCTTTCCATAACTTCTCTATCTGATTCTGATATTGTATCCCAAACATATTTTTGGAAATCACCATTTGGTCTTAACATTAAATCAGCAATTTCTTTTAAGTACTCTAACCAAACTTTTCTATCATATTCTCTGTTTTGTTTTGTTATATCTTCTGATACCCATCTTGGGTATTTTTCTTGTATCTCTTGTTTTTCTTTAAAATAAACTTTGTAGTGTTCGTTTTCATACTTCTCTATATCCTTTTTACTCTCGCTCATCGTTTGGATTTTTAATGTTATTTTTTAAGTGTTCTTTTATTTTCTTTACGTTTAAGAAAGTTGTTGATTTAGATATACCGATATCCTTAGATAATTTTTCCATTGTTTTATCTGAGAACTGATACATCTCGTATAACTTAGCTGATGACCACATAGGTGTTGTTTTTAATCTTTCTAACTCCTTAATGACATCATCAAAGGCTTTGTCTATTGATTCATCATAATCGTGGTCATACTCCTCATCTTCTACATCTTTCCACTTTTCTACATAAATCTTTTTGTTTTCTCTCTTTATCCAATTGATGTACCGAGAAGATAAGAATGAGTGACAGTATTTAAGATTGAATGAATCGTTGAAAAACAATTTAGGATTTTGTTTTTCTGCAAGATACAAGTAAAGTTCTTGTACCATATCATCAGACAACTGATGAGATTTAGATAAATTATAAGCTACTGCCCTTAACCAATCGTGGTGATTTGTGTATAGATTGTTTAACCTATTACTTATTTCTATTTCTAATGAGCCAGATATCATTTAGTTATTGTACCGATTTTAGATACTCTCTAACGGTTTCTACTGCTTTTGCCCACAATCTACCTGATGATTTACAAGTACAAGGTTGAGGTTCTGTTTGATTACCGCTAATCTTTTTGTATTTATCCCAAATATAACCAGTCATGTTAGTTGGTAGGTATGAACCTATACCTGCCATCTTTTCTTTCATTTCTTGTATTTCTTCTTTACTAAAGTTGTATGCCATCGTTATAATTTTTACAAGTTAGTTTGTTTAACCATATTCTTCTTTCTTCACATCCACAGCTTTTATACCCAAGTTTTGTTGCAACCCACATAGCAATATCTTTTCCATTTCCTAATGTGATGAGGGATATGAATCCCTCTAACATATCACCTAATTTAATCCAACACATAGTTTATTTCTTTTTTCCGTTTCCTCGTTTATTCTTTGCTCGTAAATCATT